GACAGATGAATAGGTAAATCAGTTCAAAAGATACAAGCAACAAGTGTAAATGTAAATATTAATCCTTTAGATGATAGATTGAAAGAATTATGATTATCTTAAAACAAAACCAAATAAAATGATTAGAAAAGTTTTGAATATCAAAATTAACTAAATCTGAAAAGATACAATATGTTTATGGTAAATGATACTATGACAAAAACTTCTTTTGAGATTTTTTTTTATGACACTTGAAAGGTAAGAAAACACCAGACTTACATTTTGAAATATGGAATGCTTTATGATGAGAAGAAAACACTTGTATTATATGCCCCAGATGACATTGAAAGACTACAAGTATTTTAATAGATATGATGCATAGTTTAGTTTATAAATTATATTGAAGCCAATTATATATAGCTTCTGCTTGATTATGAAGTGAAACATTATGAAAAATTAAATATGAATTAGAAACAAATGAATTAATAAATTCTGTATTCTGAAATTTAGTACCAAAACTTGATGCTAATGCAAAAGAATTAACTTGAACTAGAAAATGGAAAGAAAAAATGCTAGAACTTACTAATTGAGAAAGTATTGAAACACTTACTAAATGAAACCCAGTTAGATGAAAAAGACCTAGAAGAATTGTTGTTGATGATTTAGATGAAAATAAAGATGTAATGAATAAAAGTTTTGTAGATAAAACTAGAACTTGGTTTTTTAGTTCATTATATAATACTTTATTACCTTGATGAAAAATAGTTATACTTTGAACTATTGTATGAAATATGTGTATGGTTAAACACATTAAGGATACTAAAGATTGGAATATAATAGAATATAAGGCAATAAATAATTGAGTACCTCTATGGCCAGAAATGTGGAGTTTAGAAGAACTTGAAAAAAGAAAAAGAGAAATATGAAGTACACTTTTTAATCAAGAGTTTATGAATATACCTTTTCAAGCTGAAAATACTATTGTAAAACAAGAACATATTAATTATTTTGAATATAAATGAGAAACCTTTGATTATGTAAACATTTGAGTAGACCCTGCTATTTCAGAAAAAACAAACAGTGATGCTTTCGCAATTACAATTTCTGGGGAGATTTGAAAGAAAAAATATATTATTGAAAGTTTAGAATTACATTGAAAAAATAAAGACCCATTCGCTGCAACAAGAACAGTAAGAAGTTTATATGATAAATATAAAGCAAATAAAGTTACTATTGAAACTGTTGCTTTTCAGAAAGTAATGAGTAAATTATTCAAGCAAGAATGATTAGCTGTTACAGAAGTAAATCCTAGTAGAGATAAAATAACAAGATTAATGGAACACCAATGAGATTTTGAACAATGAAATATTTATTTTAATAGAGAAAAAACTTTTGATTTAGTAGACCAGTTGTTACAGTTTCCAGATGTAGAACACGATGATTTAGTAGATAGTATGGTCTATAGTTTTAGAAAAGTTAAAAAGAGTTTTATTATTGACACCTTTTAAATTATGAAAAAAATAGTAATAGCTTTTGATGTTGATTGAACATTAATAGAAAATAAAGAATTAACATTTTATCAAAAACCAAATAAAAGAATAATTGACCTTTTAAAAATATTGTGAAGTTTTAAGAATACTAAAATAATAGTATGGAGTTGAAGATGAAAAGATTATGCAAAACAAGTAATAAATGAATTAGATGAATATTGATATTATGATATAAAAAAATATATAAATTGATATGCTAGTAAAAATCATAAATGAAAGATAAATTGAAAGCATATATTTGAGCCAGATATAAAACCAGATATTTGTATTGATGATATTCAAGATTGTATATTATGAACACTTAATTTAATAGTTAAAGAAAAATAATTATGACAGAAAAAACAATGATTAATCATTTAAGATTAATGGATTTATATAAAACAGAAAAAGAATATTGAAATAACTTAAAAATGATTGAGATGATTAATGTAAAATTATGGTATAATTTATGAAATAATTTTATTCAAAGACAAATACAAGAAAAGATAGTTAGAAAAATTAGAAGATATAAAAATTTTTGTAAAAAATCAAATAAAAAACAATATATTAAATTTTATAAATAATTTACATAATTATTATATTGAATACAATTAGAAGAAATATTTATTAATAAAAATATATGAAATTATTTTGAAAGAAGTTTTTTGAAACTAAAACAGCTGGAGATAGAAGTTGATATGCTTATAGTTGAGCTACATTTTGATTTGATAGTAGTCTTGTAACAAATACAAGTTTATATTATAAATTATATAGAGAAAATACAGATTTAAGAAGATGTGTTGAAGAACTTTACCAAACAGTTTGAAAAGATTGATATAAAATAAAAGAGTGAGAAAATGAAATTAGAAATAATGTTTTAATAAATGCTTTAAATTATGAAAATTGATTTGATATATTAAAAAATTTAATTATTAGAGATTTAGAAGTAGCTTGAAATGTTTTTGTTATACATATAAAAAATTCATTATGAGCTGTAATAGGTTTTCAAGTATTAGACCCTAGAACAATTAGAATAGTTACAAATAAATTTTGAGAAGTATTAAGATATATACAAACTAGATGATGAAGTGTACAAGAATTTATGCCTAATGAATTATATCACTTTAAAGATATGCTTGACCCAGATAATGAAGTACAAGGTATTTCAAAAATAGAAACTCTTGTATATGATATAATGAGTGATAAAGAAAGTTGAAGAAGTAATTATGCTTTTTTCAAAAATAATGCTATACCAAGTACATTAATCACTTTAGATAATGACCTTGATGAAAATGAAATGAAACAAGCTATTGCTACTTTAAAGAAACAATTTAGTTGATGAGCAAATAAACATAAAATAAGTGCAGCTTCTTGAATAAAAGATATTAAAGCATTAAGTGGTTGAATTAAAGATATGGAATTTACAACTTTAAGAGGTTTTACAACTGAAAGGATATGTTCTGCTATGTGAGTACCTAAAACTATTTTATGATACAGTGATTGAGTAAATTATTCAACTTCAGATAATCAATATAGAAAATATATAGAAAATACTATTAGACCTTTACAAAATCAATTAGAAAATATATTTAATGTTTTAATTTCATCTATTAATCCAAATGCTAAATTAGAATTTTTAGACTTAAATCAATTTGATTATTCGCAAAAAATAATTGATTATCAAAATTTACTTCATATGTGAAGTGTAACAGTTGCAGAAATAAGAGAAGAATTTTGATTTGAACCTTATCCAAACAATGAAAATGCTGATAGTCCAATAATAAAACAAGGGTATGAACTTTTAGAAGATGTATGAGTTAATGAAGTTGTACCTTTAGATGAAGTACCTAAAAAATAATTATGCCTATAAATAGATATTTATTGAAAAAAGAAAAAGCCTTTACAAATAGTATGTATAGGTTTTTTAACAAAAGTAAAAAAGAAGTACAAAACTTGTTAATAAAACAAGATAAACAAAAAAGTTTTAATTCAGATTTAGAAGTATTATTAGAATGAATAATGCTTTGAACTGCTGAAATAATTTCAAGTAAATCAAAGCCAGTATTAAATAAATGAGTAAAGGAAACTATTAAAATAAACCCAGATTTTGAGATTAATTGGGATTTAAGAAATGACCCAGCTGTTAGATATTTAGATGATATAATAACAATTCATTCAAGTAATATTATTAATTGAAGTATTTGACAAACTACATATACTAGAGTTATTAAATTAATAAAAAAATGAGTTGATGAATGATTAAGTTATACAGAAGTTGCAAAAGATATTGAAAAATTAGATTGATTAGTATTTAGTGAAAGCAGAGCAAAAGCAATAGCTGTTTCTGAATTATGAACTGCTTATGAGATGTGAAAATTTTTACCAATGCAAGAACTAAAAGATAAATGAGAAATAGTATTAAAAAAATGGAGTACAGTAAATGATGAAAAAGTTAGACCAAGTCATCATAAAAATCAAACAGATTGATATATTCCTTTAGATATGCCTTTTAGTTGAACTTGAACAAAGATTGCTCCAGCCCCACCAAATTGTAGATGTGCTTTAATTTATAAAGTAATTTAATATTTATGACAAGGATTAAGACCAAAACATTTTTTACTATACATAATATTAATTGCACTAAAGAAGTAATTGATAAATATAATAATGGTTGGACCCTTGAAGAAATAAAAAAATGAACTGAATTTATCAAAGAAAATTTTGAAAAAGAAAAAAAAGCATTTAATGAAACAAGAAAATAATTTACAAATATATAAATAAGAATAAACTACAAATAATACATTTTAATTTAAAAATATGAAAACACAATTTTTTCAAGCTGAAATGAAAGAGATTGAGCTTAAAGAATGAAGCATTAAAATAAAAGGTTTTGCTTCTACTCCAGATATTGATAGGTATAATGATATAGTTAATCCTAAAGCATTTAAAAATGCAATAGAATGATATATGAATAATCCTGTTATATTATTACAACACAATTCAGATAAACCAATTTGAAAAACAGTTGATTATAAGAATAATAAAAACTGATTAAATATTACAGTTGAAATTACAAATGATATTGATAATGTTTTCAAAAATATACAAGATTGAATATTGAAAGGTTTTAGTATTTGATTTATTCCAAAAAAATGGGAATATAAAAAAGTATGAGATGTTGAAATTAGAGAAATTACTGAACTTGATTTAATTGAAGTTTCGGTTGTAAGTACACCAGCAAATCCTACAAGTCTATTTAGTTTATCAAAAAGTATTAAATCATTTTTTGAAGAAATAAAAGAAGATGAATTTATTAATAATAAAAATACTATGAAAGATATTAAAGAAATTGAAAATGAAGAAGTAGTTGAAGAAATAAAAGATGGAGTAGTTGAAGATGAAAAATGAGTTATTTGAGAAGATTGAGTTGAAGAAGTTGATGAAGAAGTTATTGAAGAATGAACTAATATAGTTAATCCAGATGAAGTTGAAAATGCAGATGAAAGTTCTGCTGATGATACAGAAACTGAAACAGAAACTGATGAAAATTCAGAAGAAGTTGAAGAAGAAGTTGAAAATAATGAAGCTGGAAGTGAACTAGAAAAAGATTTTGCAATTATGAAACAAGAATTAGCAGAACAAAAACAATTACTTGATGTTTGTGTAGATACTTTAATGAATTTATCTAATAGAACACAAGAAATTAAATGAGTAGTTGAAGCTATGCCTATAAAAAGAGGATTAGCAACTCTATGAGGAGTGCAAGAAAAACAAGTAGACCCACTTGTAAAAGCATTAATGAATGCTAAAGAAAATTATTAATTTATATTTATAAAACTAAAAAGATGAAAAAAGAATTATCTAATGAAGAAAAATTAGTATTAGTGAAAAATGCACTAGATACTAAAATGGAAGTTAAATGAGATGCTATGGATACTGCTGAAAGTGGTGCAGGTGCTGAATTTATTGATACTGGAATGGCTACAACTGTTTTACAAAAAGTTAGAGATGCTCAAACTTTACTATCAAAATTACCAACTCCTATAACTATGCCTACTGCTAGTTATGAATTACCAACTGAATGAGCTGACCCAATTTTTTATGGTTCTAGCGAACAAACTGCTGGACCTTGAACTGAATGAGCTGCTTCAAATGGTGGTACTGGTAAAATTACTTTGGTTTCAAAGAAATTTACTGCAATTACTTATTTATCTGGAGAACTAGATGAAGATAGTATTGTTTCAATTAGACCTTATGTTGAACAAAAAATAGCTAAAGCATATATAGAATTACTTGATAAAACTATTATCAATTGAGATACTGTAACTGCTGCAACTGGTAATGTAAATTCTGATGATTGAGCACCAACTGCTTGAACATATTACTTACAAATGGACGGTTTAAGAAAAGCTGCAATAACTAATTCAAAAACTGTTAATGCTGGAACTTTAGATAGTACAGACTTTAGAGCTGCTAGAAAATTAATGTGA